CGAAGGCGATCTTTGGTACGACAAGACTGCCAACAAGATGAAGGTGTACGACACCAGCACTTCTGCGTGGAAGGAAGTGCAGTCCGTCGGCAACTTCTTTATCAACACGCTGTCGTCGTCGAGTGGCACGGGCGGCGGGTCTGCCACGTTCAACGGCAGTGCCTATCGGTTCACCCTTAGCAACGCTGGCGCCAACGCCCAGCAAATGCTGGTCAGCGTTAACGGTGTAATCCAAAAACCAAACAGCGGCACCAGCCAGCCGTCTGAAGGCTTTGCGATTGACACCAACGACATTATCTTTGCTGCTGCACCTGCGTCTGGTGCGAGCCATTTTATTGTCACCATTGGCTCAACGGTCAACATTGGCCAGCCCAGCAACAACACGGTCGACACGTCAGAGTTGGTTGATGGTGCTGTTACTAACGCCAAGGTCAGCAGCAGTGCAGCTATTGCGTCGTCCAAGCTGGCTAAGCCGATCGACTTTGCTGACGGCGAAAAGGCGCGGTTTGGTACTGGCAATGACCTGGAGATTTTTCACGACGGAGCCAACTCCTATGCGGAAACGTCTTCTAACAGCACGGGTGATCTATACATTAAATCTCAAGGTACAGGCCATGATTTGTATTTGCAAGCTGTAGATGATGTTTTTATTAGACCACAAGGCGGTGAGGCAGGACTCAAAGTTATTGGGAATGGTGCAGTTGAGGCTTATTACGACAACGCTAAAAAGCTTGAAACCAAATCAGACGGCATCGACGTAACCGGCGAGGTCCAGTGCGACAGCTTGGATGTTGATGGCAGCGCCGACGTAACAGGCAGCATCTTAGCTACTCGAACTACTGGCGGTGCAACTTGCTTTGTTGCGGCACAGAATAGCGATCAAAACGCAAAGATATTTGCTGACGGCTCTGCCGAGTTTGCTGGTTCAGTAGATTTAGCAGACGGTCATGTCCAAGCTCTTTTAGACAGCGGTAATGGTCGACTAAAGCTAAGCAACAGCAGTAACACCACAAATATCGATCTATTTGGTAGTAACGGCTCTGCTTATTTTGCTGGCAACACAGGCATTGGAACCTCGGCGCCTTCAGTCCGTCTAGATGTCAAAGGCACCGCAAACTCCGAATATATGCGTGTTGGCGGCACAAGTCGCCCGCTTCGATTTAGCTGTTCCGCGCAAGGTGGTGCCGATAACGCTAATCATGACATTGATGTTGATTCATCAGCAGGCAGCCTTTCATTCTCAATCGGAACGTTTGAAAAGGTGCGGTTTCAATCAGGTGGCGGTATTTCATTTAACGGCGACACGGCTGCTGCAAACGCTCTCGACGAGTATGAAGAGGGCTCTTGGACGCCAACCCTTAGTTGGGGCGGAACAAGCGCAACATTGCACAGTGATACACTTGGAGCTTATACAAAAATTGGTAATTTAGTACTTATCAGTTTTCAAATCCGACAAACCGCGAGAAATACACCTAGCGGCAATGCTCTTATAGGAGGCCTTCCATTTAATGAAAACTCTCAAACTACCTACGGTCACGGCATGATTCAAGGAAATAACGGCATTAATATGCCGAGTGGTGCTGGCAGCATAATGCTATATCTTAATAATGCTACCGCTAGAATGATATATCAAACCAACGCAGGTCATAGCGATTTAGTTTCTTCGCAGTGTGCTGATGCCACGTTTTTCTATGGCTTTGCTGTATATCAAACAGCGTCATAAACAGCCCGCAACGGCTCAAAACTAGCCTAAACCTGTTTCGTCTGGAGGACGTCCCTAATGGCCATTACAAAACGACTTGAATACAAAGAAGAGATCTTGCCTAATCAGGTCATCCAAATCCGCACCACCACTGTGGTTGAAGAGGATGGTGTTGAACTGGCACGCAACTACCACCGCAACGTTGTCTGTCCTGGCGACGACGTGAGCGGCGAGGTCCAGGAAGTGCAAGACATTGCAGCAGCCCTGTGGACGGCCGAGGTAATCTCTGCCTATCAGGCCAGCATCGCTTCCTCTACCCCTGGCGAATGACCATGTCACTTACTCAAGTCACCACTGGCGGCGTCGATGAAAACATTAACATCGACAGCAATACTCTGAAGGTTGACGGTACTAATAACCGGGTCGGAATTAATACGGCGTCACCTGATTACGCTTTGCACGCTGTAGGCACTATTGCCGCAAGAGATTCTGGGACTAATACTGACATTCGTTTGATTCCTGGAAGCCAGCAAGGAAGTTATTCAATCAATGCCAATACTGCTCAACATATTTTTGTTTCGGGCGCTAACGAAAGGATGCGCATCGACAGCTCAGGCCGCGTTGGAATTGCGACGGCGGCACCTCAAGGCAAATTACATGTCAAAACAAGTTCATCAAATGGATACCCAACTGCGTGGGGTGACGGCCAGTTGGTTGTTAGCACTGGCGAAACTTCCACTTCGCTTGGCATTGCCTTATCCGTAAACAATTCTGATAACAGCGGTTCTTTAACTTGTTTAAGTCCCAATACTTCGTGGCGCGAACTTAACTATCGAGCGTCAATTCACAAGTTCTTCCGAACAGACACGGACGAGTCCGCACGCATCGACAGCTCTGGGCGGTTGTTAATTGGGACGAGTGCTGCTATTGCAAGCGGTACAGAGAAAGTTCAGATAAAAGGGGATTCTCTTAGTCTTTATAACGCCACTTCCTCTGTCGCTGGAGCAGGTCAGAGCATTAATTTCCGAACCGATGGTGGAGCAACGGGTGCAATGAAAGCATCTATATCGGGAGAAAATGATGGTTCTTATTCGTACAGCGGACGACTTGTATTTAAAACTTCCACTACAAGTAATGATACTCAAGTCGAGCGGATGCGAATAGACAGTTCTGGTCATGTAGATATTGATTCAGGAATTATTGGCGTAGCCACAACTGATAACTTTACTCTTAACGGTAAAACACAGCCTCACTATGGTTTTAATTTAATCGGAAGCTCAAGCTCTCCCACAGGGATGTCGGGCTATTACGGCATTGCATTCGCTACGAACGGCACCGAGCAGGTGCGAATTACTAACATCGGGCGGTTGTTAATTGGCTCAAGCTCTGGCGATGGCAAGCTTACAGTTCGACAATCTCAAAACACAACAACAACAGGAACTTTTACAAACCCTCATGTAAAACTTTTATGCGGGGGCACAACAAACGATAATGGATTTACTGGGATTGCTTACCCAGTTAGCACTGTTGCTAATTACGGCTGGACCGTAGGAGCGCAAAGGATTTCATCATCTGGAACAGACGGTTCATTCGTATTCCGTCATCACAACAATAGCGCAACTGGCAGCGAGCGATTTCGGATACTTGCACATGGATCACTAAGGGCATCAACAGCTAGAACAGATAGCGATTACGCTGAAAACACTTCGGACTATTGGCACGTTTTTCACCATCATGTTAATGGTCAAGTTGCTGCAATTATTGAACATAGCGGCAACACCACTCCTGGTGGGCTAGTAATTGACTTTAGTGATGCCGCTCCAGACAATAATAGTGCATATTTTTTAAAATGTTTAGACAGCAGTGCCAACCGCATGTTTATTTATTCTGACGGAGATATAGATAATCACGACAACAGCTACGGTGCAATTTCTGACCAAAAATTAAAGCAAGACATTGTTGACGCTGGACCGCAATGGGACGATATTAAAAACTTGCGTGTTCGTAACTTTAAGTTTAAATCCGATGTTGCTGCCTATGGTGACGAGGCAAAAACGCTTATTGGTGTTGTCGCTCAAGAAACCGAACTTGTTTCACCTGGTCTTGTTAAAGAAAGTCCTGATCTCGACGATGACGGCAATGACCTTGGAACGACCACCAAGTCCGTCCGCTATTCAGTGCTTTACATGAAAGCTATTAAGGCTTTGCAGGAAGCCATGGATCGCATCGAAACCCTTGAAACTAAAGTTGCAGCTTTAGAAGCTGCAGGTTGAATTACTCTGACCCCATTGCTTTTTTCTCATGTCCACCATTACTTGGAAAGTAAACACGCTTTCCCGCACACTTAGCACCGGCCGCGTCGACTCTGTTCATTACTTGGTTGATGCACGGTCAGACGACGAGGTGTATTCCGCTGGCGCCTATGGCGAGCTTGCTCTTGAAGGCGACGTAACTACTGCGTATGCCGACCTCGATGAGACCACAGTTGTGGGCTGGGTCAAAGCTGCCCTGGGCGAAGACAAGGTTGCGGAAATCAACGCCGCTTTGGAAGCACAGCTGACAGAGCAGGCCACTCCGTCTACTGGCATGGGTGTGCCCTGGTAAGTAGTTCTACTAACGTCTGCGTGTTTTCTTCCAATAACCATGAAGCGTCTTCTGATTGCTGCTTCTGTCGTCGCTGGGGCGCTTGCATTGGGCAGCCCGTCTGCGAAGGCAGAGGGCAAAATTTACGCGAACCCCGAGTTCGTGACCGGCTTCAGCGGCAGCAAGAGCAGCGGCAGCAGCCTTGACCTGCACGTTGGGTACAAGGACGGCCCCTTCTTTATTCAGGCTGGCCCTGCCATGAGCAACGACACCACCAGCACTGACTGGGGCTGGTCAGGCAAAGCTGGCG